ACTCATTAACCAATATAGGAATAAGATTACCCATATCACCAGAAAACTTAAAATCATGACTAAGATCAAACACATTTTTTTTAGGTTTGAACATTTGAACGCTGTTAAACAAGTTCGGCTTCATCGGTTGTGTTGTTTAGTTTTTTAATAAATTCTGTCAATTCTTCTTTAGGAACTAAAATCCTAGTATAGCTGTAGCCATTGTGGGCAACTAATACTACATTTTTTTCCCATTCATGAACGTCTAGCCTATTTTGCTTTTCGTTCAAATCGTAATCAAGGCTTATCATAACCTAATCCCTCCACGACTTACATAATAAGTCCTTTTAGATTTTGTTTTGCCTCTTCCCCGGCGTTTGTAGCCGTAGTTTGATTTTTTACGCATAATTGTTGATTTTTGGTAATTAAAAAATAATGATGATTTATATTATGTTAAATAGCTTTTTAAATATATCTAATTTTATCAAATATTTTTAAATTTTTTCAAATTACTTCTTTTTCCATCCTGACGGTGTATAATTTTGTTTATACCATTCTTTTACTGGATTAGCATATTTTTGTAATGCTTGACCTGCAGCTCTTAATAATATATTATCTCCAGGTTGAACTCCAATTCTTTTAAGATTAATATCTAATTGTTTCAATTCTCCGTCTTTTCTCAAATTTTGTATTTGTTCTCTAATTTGTTCTTTTTCTACTATTGTTTTTGCTCTTTGTTCTCTAACTGATAATATATTTTCTACTGCTTGTGTTAAATTCATTGCTGTACTGGCTGCTGCTCTTTCGTCTTGTCGCAACGTTACATCTATGTCTGTTGTCAATTTTCTTAAATTTTCAGTTGCAGCTTGTAAACTTACTTGTCGCAATTCTGATTTTAGTCCTAAATCAAATTTTGACATTTGTGTTCCTTGTGTAATATTTTCTGTCTGTGCAGCTTTTAAGATTGCTTCGTTAGCAATTGCTGTATTTTGTGTCTTCAAATTATCGATCTGTGCTTGTTTCATTTGAAGATCATAATATGCGCTTAAACCTTGTGATACTGCTCCTCCAAAATTAACTTGTGGAGCTTGTGGACTCCAGTTTGGAGCTTCTGCTGATCTTACGCTTCCTGCTAGCGTTGTTGCTCCTTTATCGTATACCATGTTTGGATTAAGTCCAGCTGCTTTTAATCTTTGCATTTGTGCTTGTGGACTGTTGTATTCATTTTGCATAGTCCAATCTTGTAAACTATGCTGCCTTTGCATAGCATACATCTTCTCGTTCCATAAACGAGTTTTTTTGTTCATTGATCCTTGAGACATTGCATTAATTCCTTGTGATGCAAGTTGTGCTCCTGCTGTAATACCTGCTATTGTTATTGGATCCATTTTATACTTTTTATTATTTTTACTATTTAGTAAAAATAAGTATTTATACTTTTATCCACCAAATATTTTTTATTTTTTTTTATCCTCGTCTTTTTCCGCTGCGCTCTTTTTCCTCGTCATATTAAAACTTTTTATAATTTGGTGTCAATAAGCACTAATATATCAAGGGGTATTAGTGCTTATAGCTGACGCGCTTCGCTTGTCTTGCAAAAAAGAACCCGATGGATTATCCATCGGGCCTTTTTCGCGTTGTTTACTCCGTTTCATTTTCGGTTTTTGTTAAACCTACTGTTTCGGCTCCGGAATTTGAACGAGATCTTATTTGCTGAAGTTCTTCAGCATACATTTCAGCGTATTCTTGTCTTTCTGCTAAATCCATTGTTCTTGGGTCAGGCATAAAATCCTGACCATCCTCTACTTCTTCGTATATTGGTTTAAATTGATCTACTGGCAAACCTCTTGCAAATCTTTTTAATATTTCTTTAACTGACAATGCCTGGTCGGGTATTGTTAAACTTGGTTGTGAATTGGTTTCGTACTTTTTGTCACGCATATTTGCGTTAAACATATTTTTAATTTTCATAATGTTGTTCCTTCTTTTGATTTTTTATACATTTTTCTAAAATTATCTATATGTATTTTCGCTAGTTCGGAAAATACGTTTTCACCATATTTCTTGTGTAATTCGGAGTCTAACTCCTCCCCTACTCTCTCCATTCTTCTTGCTATTCTATTTTTTTCACTTTCCGAATACATTTTGTCTTTATAATAACGCGGCATGGCTATCTTTTTACCATCTTTCATTGGTATATACATCCTCTGTTCTAAATCTTCTTTGTGCCATTTTATCATTTTTTGCGTTAAATAACTTTTTCCTAAACCTTTGCTCATTAGTTGAAATTCCTTCTGTCTGTCATCGTTTTGATGTATTGGAATTTTGCCAGGTTTTTGCATATATTTTAAAGTGTATCCTATACTAGCTTCGGATACATCTCCTATAAATATTGATCCCAATTCTCTACCATCTTTTGCCCATGCTCTTGCTACCATTTCTCTATTTGCATTGAATAGAATTATATGATAATGTGGGCGCATTTTCTGTGTGCCATACTCTCCCACAATGAAGTACTTGATTTTTTCGTTAGTAAGTTTTCGTAACCTTTTGAAAAACCTTTGTACGTCATCCTTACATAAAGTAAGGTATCCTTTTTTCGTAATTGGAACGTATTTCGTGTCATATGTTAATGTAACAAATAGTGCAGAATTACTAACGTCTCCCTCTTTAACAAGGCGAAACGACCACCCAGATGTTCTCCGCTTCATACATGGAGGGCATTTTCCACATGGTACCGGAATTTTCTCATTGGTCGTTAAGCCTTGCTTTACATAAAAAGGTGTTATACACTTTGTACTCATTACAGCATAGGTGTACCGAATTTCGGCATTGGCCTTACTGCTTTGATTTTGTTGTATACATGGCAATAAAGTGAATCTGCACCTTCCTCTACTGCAAATATACGTTTCGTGGCAGCTGGATCACATTCAATAAACTCTTGGTTAAGTGATGGTTCATTAGCAAATATCCTTCCAAGATGCCAATAATCAAGTGAACTTGTAAATTCTCCTGCTACTCTACTTGGCTGATATTTGTATTCTGCATAACGTGGTACATATCCAAATGTATCTTCTGCGTTTGCAGTATAAGCATATAATTCTTGCTTTTGTACTTCTTGTTCACCAATATTAGCAAATGATGGCCAATAATAATCCAAATTATCTTTTTTCAAGAATGTACGTGGTATACCTTGTTGATATGCAGTTTTTGGCATTACAGACATGATACCAATAATATAACCGTGTTCTTCGCAAAAATATTTACCATATTTTCCTGAAGTTACACCAATACCATGTCCTGCCATATAACCCTGAGGGTTTGATGCTGGTACATCAGGATCACCTGGTTCAAATGCTCCATTTGTGTTAAGAACTTCCGAAATAACAACAGGTGATTTAATACCTGTAATATATTCAGGTCTTTGAAGTCTTGCGTCAGATGAACGAACTCCAAAATGCATAAGAATATTCTCTACATATCTAGTTCCTCCTCTAGCGTTCTTTTCTAACCATTCCTGCAATCTCATTGCACGACGCAAATCATTAATTGTACCAGGCTGTACTGACAATCCATCTGTTTCTGCAAACATAAAACCCACGTTTCCAGGTGTTGGTACTGAATTTCCCAATGGACCTCTAAAAGCTGCATTTGTACCTGATCCATCACTAGCAGTATACACTGTTTGTACTCCTGGTGAAATTGCTGAATTTATACTAATTCTTGCATCTCCTTCTATTGCTCCGATAGGAATATCAACAGCATTTCCTTTTTGTGCAAATGGTAGTGAAGCAGTAAAATAATCATGCTCCCAAGCTCTTTTTCTCATTGTTAACAATGATGAAATATTACTATTGTTGCTTCCATTTTGCAATTCAAATGCTACGCTAGGTACTAAATTTTGATCTCTGTAATATTCGTTATATACACATTGATATGCTGCAAATGGCAAAGCATTAATATCTGTACTTACTCCTGCTCCTGATTGCCTCAAAGGTATTCCCATGTAATTAAGAAACCTTGCATATTGATTTGATGGATCTCCATCAAAACTTATAAATGGATATGGTGGTACATTGTCAGTAGGTGATACTACGAAGTCTTGCCAACCTGGCCAAACAATCCTATTAGGTACAAAAAAATAATGCATACTAACATCAACCCTGTGCATAATAGGAGCAAGCATTGGAGCAAATCTAACCATCGCCTCGCAACTAATAGTATAATTATCTCCGGGTACACACTCATTAACCAATATAGGAATAAGATTACCCATATCACCAGAAAACTTAAAATCATGACTAAGATCAAACACATTTTTTTTAGGTTTGAACATTTGAACGCTGTTAAACAAGTTCGGCTTCATCGTTTGTTT